AGGACCTTGAAGATAATTTACTAAGTGAAGAAGAACACCCTTTTATTTTAGACTTGCTTAAAACGTACGACAATCGTTCTAGTGGCTCAAGTCTTTGCAATGGTGAAGGTGGTATTAATATAAAAAGTGGGTGGGGTTTATAATTCCCACCCATTTCTTATTTAATCTATTAATGCAGCAATGATTGAAGAAGTAACTTCAGGCGAAAGAGCTTTCTCTTGACCACTAAAAGTAAGTTCGTAACCTGAACGGTCACCTGTTGCAACACCAGAAGCAGCAGTTCCGCCTGTGATGTCTAAACCACCTGCTTGACCGAGCATCCAATATTTACCATTTTTATCTTCAGCAATAGCGATAAGACTATTTTGAGCCAAAAGTAAAATCTCGTTACGTGTGTTAGCTTGTAACTTGTTTAAAATTACGGTCAATTCTTGAGCGTAAAAGATTGTCCCGTTTTGAACGGAAGCAGTAATTGTTTCTGTAAAAGAAGATGTTTCTTTTATCAAATCATATTTATAGAAGAACTTACCAACCGCTAAAGTTATTGCAGTAACAACACCAGCTGCCTCAGTTGTGGCAGTTACGTTTCCTTGCTCTATAAATAAAACTGATTTTAAACCTCCGAGCGACGATTTACAATCGTAAATGTACCCTTGCGTTAATGCACATGACATATTTTTGAGTATTAAAAAAGGGTAGGCAGTTTATCCACCTACCCTCTTTGGTTAAAAATTAATTGTTAATTAAGCAACTCCACCTTCTTGCCAGTAAACGATTTCAGTTGGGAAAGCATATTGAACTCCCATCTTAAATTCAGCAACAAAACGCATTTCGTCAGCTTCTTTCGCATAAAACAATTCAAATCTTTCTTCTTCGTTAAGTAAATCAACACCTAAGTAAAGGTTTGACATACGAGTAGCGATAAGCTTATCAGTTCCGTTCAAACCATTTACAGCGATTAGCTTTACACTAGTTCCCGGTATAACGATTTCAAAATCAACTGATTCAGCTGCGTAATGGAAAAGATTTGCAGCCTTCAATGCAACTGTGTACATTCTGAAAGCATCCATTCCAGCGAAGATAACAACGTCACCATTTGAAACAATGTCAGCAGGTATCAAAGTATAAACTTCATCAACAGCAGCAATGATAGTGCTTGTAGATAAAGCAGCTACGTTACCGGGATTGCCATCAATTACACCAGAAACAGGTACACCAGCAGGAGCGATAAGCTTCAAAAGTCCATCAAATTTATTTAATTGTGCGTCACCAGAACCAGTATCGCCTTTCCACAACCCAACTTCTAGAGCTTCGCCAATTACAGCGATTTTCTTAGCAGTGTACTCGTCAGCAAACGGCATGTAGTCATACATTGAACCAGCACGTAAAGCCTTTTGTGTGTACTTAGCCTCGAATGACTTAGGACAAATAGACTCATTTACTTTAATCTTACCGGGAGTTAATGCTCTTTGTGTAAAAGCAGTTGTACCGCTTGAGCTAAATCCACAAGTTCCACCAGCTTGGAATACAGCATCGGTTTCCATAAGGTTAATTTTTTCAGACGACTTAATGCCGACCTGTACGTTTCCAGCTGCTTCGATTAGTTTAGCAGTCTTTGGCGCGAATACTAGAGATGTAGCAAGTTGTTGCTCGTTCTCTTTTACATAATTGGTTAAACCAGTTAAATCTAAAGCCATGTTTTTTAATTTTTAATTGTTTGAAAAATGTTTTGTAATTTTTTAAAGCTATCCGATTTCACGTTCTTACTTTGTGCAATGAATGTGTTTTTCGGTGCTTGTGTTTCTGGTGCAGATTCGATTGTTGCAAAAGCTTCCATGAATTCAATTAGCTTTTTAGTAACCTCATTCAATGAACTTACTTTTGTTTCAATCTCGGACATCTTTGAATTGAAAGAATCGCTAATCTCAAGAAATTTAGCATCGTAATTAAATGCTTCCTCTTTGCTTTGCTCAACTTCAACTTCAACAGATACCTCTTCCTCTTCTACCATTTTAACCTCGGCAATCACGCCCGGCTCGGCTACGATTACTATCGTGCCATCTTCTAGTTCATGCTCACCAACTGGTGCAGGAATTTCCCCTTCTTCTGTTACCACTGAAATTAAACCGCCAACTTCTAATTTGTCGAATTTAACGATAGTGCCATCGGCTAGAACGCCTTCTGCAAATTCAGTTACCACCTCTTCTGGAGTATTCACAACATCGTCAGAAAACAACAAACTTTTAATTTGCTCTAATGCTTCCTTTGCTTTCATACTTTTTGATTAATAATTATAATATATATGTTAATTGATTTTATGCAACTTAAATCTCTGCGCTTCGCAATATCTCTTTTATCTTTTCAAGCATGATATCCTCTTTCTTTACGATATCGGAATAACCAAAAATACCTTCTACGCTAAAGCCTTGAAATTCGCCTGACTTTACCTTTGCCCAAATGTCCGCGTTATCTACTTTGTAACTACCAAACCAAGAACCATCCTTTGCATCTTCAAAACCCTTGATAGGCATTTTGCCCATCTCTTTGTTTACTAACCATGATTCAAACATCGTCACGCCTTGCACCGCCTTATCTGGATTGTGCATCTCGTTTACATTTGATTGATAGCCACGCTTAAAAAACTTTTCTGCTATTTGCTGAATAGTTCCTGAATCGAAAACTACATAGTGTTCGCCAAATTCTTCATTATTGCGATAAATCGGAACGTCTGCTAACATCAATGCACCCGATAATATTTGTTTATCTTCGCTAATAACCTCAAATTTTAGACGCTCATTGAACGCTAAGAAGTTTTTCTGAATAGCGGGTCTATCTACTAGAGCAATATAATCAACTTCGCTATCGTCGGACATATCCGAATTGATAATAAGTTTGTAAATTGGTAAGTCCATAATCTTTAAATATATTAAATTGTGGCAGCTGCCTTTATTTTGTTAATTCTATCTTGTGAATCTGTGATATCTGTTTCTACAACAAAAGCCTTAATCGCTTGTTGATTTTGTATGTTTACGTTTGACGTTCCTAAAGCTTGTGTTTGTGTCACGTTAATACCTGATTGTATAGGTGCTTGAGCCGAAGCAGTGCTAAAGCTTTGCGGACTACCACCGCCCGGAATAGAACCACCACCGCCACCGCCCGGCACTTTCACAGACATAATACTTTTGACCGCCTTGAATCCTGTAACGGAAGCAGCCAAGACCGCCGGAATAGCAGCAGGGAATCCTAATTTAACACCCGCCGAAATACCTAAGTACGTATTAATCAAAGCTTGTGCAACCGCCAAAGCCTTACCAGCTGCGGTTTCTTTACCCGCTAAATCCGCTAGTTGCCCGGCTGTGCTTGATACCGCTGTTAAAAGTTCAATCTCTGCTTGTGCTGCTTTTGTTTTTATTTCTAAATCAAACTTTGCGTTTTCTTCAAACTTTGCATAAGTTTCAGCATTTATAGAAGTTTGCTTTGCTTGTGTTAATAAATCAAATCCAATTTTCTTTTCAGATGAAGCCTTTAAAAAAGCATCGTTTTCATTGTCTAATTCTTTAATTAATCCTAAACGCTTTGCTTCTTTGTCTTTTATTTCTTGCTGTTCTTTCTCATAAGCAGCGACCCTAAGACCACCAATTCTAAGAAGTTCGGCTTCGTCTTTTGCTTTCTTGTCTGCAATTTCCTTTTCTCTAATTGCTTTTCTATCTGCAACCCTTTTTTCCTCTTCAGTCTTTAGCCTTGCGGTTTCCTCTGCATCAATTACTTTCTTTTGATTTTTTAAATCTTCAAAGTTTTTTAAATCTTCGCCACGCAATCCTTTTTCTGATTTGTACTTTGCTCTTAATACGTTTAAATCATTATCTGCTAATTGTTTAGATAAATTTGCAATTTCAGATTCTTTGCCACCTTGAGCTTTTAATAAATCAATCCGCCTTTGTATTGCTTCGTTTGCTGTTTTATTACTTCCTGCAAGTTTATCATAAGCACGTGACGCTTCACTTGTAGCACCTACAAAATCGGTTACCTGCTCAACTAGTTTACCGATAAATTCACCAACTTTTGCAAGTCCCGGAATGAAATTTAAAACTACTTTTTTAACCGCATCAAAATTAGCTATTAATAAACCAATAGCCACAACGGCTGCACCAATTCCAGTAGCTATAATTGCACCCTTTAAGGTAGTGAACGCTGTTATTACGTTCTTTTTAATTACAACCGCTAAGTTAGTGAAGGCATCCTTTGATTCTAAAACACTATTTAATCCTTCAGATAATGCCAAAGCACTTTGCACCTTTAGTAATTGCTTTTCAAGTTCCGCGCTTTCAGTACCGAATAAACCAATAGCACCCTGAACACCTGCAAAACCACCCGCCACACCTTGCAAAGTTTGTGAAAACGCTTTGAATTTAGCATCTGGATTTAAGGCATCAACTCTATCTTTGAAATCCCCGACTTCATCCCTTAGATTTGCAACCTTTTGTTGTGCTTCGATTGCTTCTTTCGAGGTATCGCCAAACTTTCTAGATAGATTTAAAGCTTCCTGTGTCGCTTCCCTTAATTCGGTCTTTATAGACTTAACAGCCTTTTCGGTTTGGCTTGTGTCGGTTGTTATCTTAAACGCTACTTCTTCGGTTGCCATCTATATCTTTTTTAATAATTCCACTTTTGTTAAACTATCCCCTAAAGGATTATACCCATCTATTTTATTTAGGTAATATAAACCGTTTTGAACTTTGATAGGTTTCTTAAAATCCAAGTCCATAATATCGATAGTATTCAATAAGAAATATAAAGTAATTAGTTTAGCGTCTTTATTGTCTTGAGCTTCGATAAATTCTTGATAATATTTTACGAATAAATTATAAGCGGGATAAAAAGCGGTTTGAAAATATATCTCTTTTGGTGCTTCAAAAGCCAAGTCGTATAATTCGCTTGTCGTGCTATCAATTAAATAATTGTAGATATGCCCAAAATAAGGATATTGTACATTCGTCCCATCAAGCAAAGTATCACCATTGTATATTTCAAAGTTGATGCAATCTTGTAACCCTCCGTAAAATACTAGCTTAGGGTTTGTCTTTACTTTCTTATAAGTTCCATCTGTGTTTATGTCAAACATTGCGGGAAGTGCCATATCGGTATTTATAAATACGTTAGGTACTAAAGAGAATATTAACTCAAATGCTTTGTCATCTTTGCTAAATTCGTTTTGTGTTGTGTACGTTTTATTTCCGTAAGCGCTATTGTATTTATTAAAATACAACTTTGAATAATAGTCGTTATCATTCTTGTATTTAAAACTTAACGTCTTAGGTAGAAAATCGTTTGAAGATTTGATTGTAAAGCCTTTAGACAAATCCTTCTTATTATCCCAATCGATTACGTTATCGTTATAAAAATCGGGATAAGGTATAAACGTGAGTTTAAATTCGTCGTCTTTATCTTGAATAACATATAAGTTTAAAAGATTAATAATTGACTTTAAAAAATCAGTTTGTTTAACAGCGGTCGGCACAAATGATTTGCCTTCAAATTGCTTACCATATATTGCGGGTACTTTTGCTGAATTATCAAAGTTCGTAATTACTAAATTAGAAGATAATTGAATGTCTAA